AAAAAGGTACTGACACCCGCTGAATACTTTAGCAAGTTTGTCAACTTCTATGGTGAAAGTTTGGGTGCAGCGTCAGGCGTACAAACTACCGTCGATTCACCTACGGATACAACCACTCCCGGTGAGGTGCCCAGCATATATGATGATCAAGGTGGTGAGGGAAGTGATCGTGCAGAAGAAGGTAGGTTACAAGCTGAAACTATGCTGAAAGACCCGTCTAGGGGTTTGCAGTTTTTTGACAAGGCTGAAGACGTATATGACACGAGAGCTAATTTTGATTTTTCAGAGGCTTTTGGTTTTGGTGGAGACATGGTAAAGGCCGATGATTTTTTTGGATCGATGGTTGATACACCCTACGGAACGAAACAAAGTTTCAAACCATCAGGAGCAATGGGATTAGGTTTAGGACTTTTGATGGGTGTTCCTGTGCCACTTGGTGCGCTTCATGCCCTAAATATGCAAGGGGCGGCAATTACTGCTGGAAAAGTAAAAGCATCAGGATTCACTGGTGGTGCTCTGATGGAAATAAATAGTGCAAAAGTGTATCGTGACCCCGGATCTTTCCAGTATAACGGTAACACGCGGGGCATGAGTAATGCACAATTGAAGGCAATAGAAGGTTATCAGAAGCACGGTTACATTGATGATTGGAATGAAACTCAGAACTTTGAAACTCGTGCACGAAATGTAACAGACAGAAAACTTGCTCAAACATCAAGTGTAGGAACTGGAACATATTCTCACAGCGGCACTGTAGGCTATATCTATAGTGTCACTGGGGGTAGAGAAGCTGGTAGCAGGGTAGGTGGCGATTACGACCCTAGAACTGGTGGTTTTGTAATGGCAGATGGGCGCGGCGCGGCTATGGGAACTAGGCAAGCTGCTGAAGCACTTGTTGGCGGTATAAATGCAAAAAGAGGATCTAATTTAGATTATACGGCAGTTGCAAAAGCCAGAGGCATAGCTAGATCGACAGGTCGAAATTTTAAGGATGTTTTGGAAAGTATGGCAGGTGCTAGTGCTGCACCATCAAGGGTCACATCTAGATCAGAAGATTACTTTAGTAGAGAAGAACGACAGGCAAGAGATGCTCGGGCAAAAGAAGCAGCAGCAAAAGAACGAGCAGCAGCAGCAGCAGCACGAGCAGCACGAGCAAAAGCAGAAAAAACTCAAGCTTATAGTCGCCCGGACGACAGTGGCGGCGATGGTGGTTTTACTGCTGCAGAGCGAGGTGGCTCATTTAGTGATGAAGCGACAGGCAAATTTAGTGCAATGGGTGGTCGCGTCGGTATGCAAGCTGGTGGTGAAGCTGGTTTTGCCCAGCGTCCAGAGTTTGTTGGCGGCAATGAGACACCAACTGACAGACAGAGCATTGCCGACAATGTTCCACGTGAAGTAGCAGAGGGAAGTTTTGTAATCAACGCTGCAGCCGTAGACTTTGCCGGACGCGATGATATTG